GAGGTGGTTGCGCGCGAACTCGAAGTCCTTCATGTTGTTCGCACCAGCCGCCAGCATCGCCGCCGTGTCGTTCAGGATGGCCCAGCAACCGAAGTTGTCGGTGATCCTGGCGCGCGAGGTGGCCGAGCTGATCTTGATCGCCGTCGTCGCAGCCGTGGTGCCCAGGCTCGAGAACCGGCAGTTCGTCACGCTCAGGCCGTCGCACGAGTTGGCGGTGGCGTTGCCAGTGAAGACGCTGACGAAGTTCAGGATGCTCGAGGTGTCGCGGAACTCGCAGTTGTCGAGGGCGAAGTCCTTCGGCGTGCTCGTGCCGGTAGCGGTGAAGACCGAGGTGATGGCGGCGAAGTTGGCGACGAACAGGCAGTTCTGGATCGACACGTTCGCAGCGGTGACAGGGATGTTGCCCGTGGCCGCAGTGAAGGTGAAGGTGGGGCGCAGACTGCCCATGCCGAGGCCAATCACGGCGACGCCGGCCACGTTCATCGCGAGGGTCGTAGCGTCGGCAATCGTCTCGGTGTGACCCGGCATCACGAAGATGATGTCACCACGGCTCGCGACGACTTGCGTCAACGCGTAGGCCAGGGTGGCGAAGGGGTCGAGGAAGGTGCCACGATTGCCGTTGGCGCCTGCGCGCTGTTGAGGCCGCAGCACGGTTGAGTTGCCGACCCAGAACACTTCGCCTGGTTGCATCTGAAGGAGGGGCATTCCGCGCACAGACAGACCGGACGCGAAACCTTGGGGGAAATTGGAAATGGGCATTTGGGACTCCATTGAGTTTGGAACTATGCCCCCCTGCCATGCCAGACAGGAGGGACAGGGACCGGGGCGTAATCGACCGATTAAACCCCGGAGAAACGATCAGGGGCCGTTGGACCCGAAGAGGCCGCGCGGGTCGTTGCAACCGACGCTCAGACGCATGTAGGTCGAGGCCTTCGCGTTCTTCGTGTCGAAGTCGTTGTCCTGATCGAACATCGGGCGATCGCGCCAGAACATCTGCATGCCTTCCGGGCAGTTGGTGCGGATGAACCAGGCGTGCGGCGCCGTCAGGTAGTGGTTCATCTGGATGCCCTCGGGGAAGGCATTCGTCGCCATCAGCACGTTCACGTTGTTGTTGCTGGTGTTGGACTGCAGCACCGACTTCATGATCCGGTTGGCGTTGTACCACTCCTGACGCGGCACGATCAGACTGCGCGGCATCAGGTTGATCAGCAGACCGCGGTCCGTCGTGACGCCCATGACCTGGATGGTCAGGTCTTCGATCGCCGCTTCGGACAAGTCGGCGGCCGGGCTCAAGGCATTGGAGAAGTTCCCGCCCGTCGCCTGCACGTGGGCAGTCGAGCACAGCGCCGCGCCGTCACCCGTGGTGAAGTAGGTCGTCGCGAAGGCGTTGTTGTACGGGAAAGCGGCGATGTTCTCCAGCGTCTGGCGCATGGCGAAGGCGTTGGCCTTGGCGCGGCGATTGGCAACCACCTCGTAGAGGTTGTCGCGCAATTCCTCGAAGGTCACGATGTAGCCCTGGGCGTAGGCGATGTGCGTGAAGCGGGTGACCACCCCCTGCACTTCCGAGTCGTAGCTGACCGGAGCACCTTCAGCCTTGATGGGCGCCAGACCGAACCCGGTGACCTGCACGGTTTCCTCGTACGCCTTGTCGGAGTCCAGGACTTCGTACAGCTGGGTGTACTCCTCCTGGTGCTCGTTGTAGATCTGACCCCACGTCGCATGGACGCCGGGCCAGAGCAGTTTCGGGTGCGAACCGGTATTGATGATGCCAGGCATGTTGTTCTCCTATCAGATGCCTGCGACGCCAGCGCCGAAGGTGTGGTTGTTGATCTTGACGAGCCACTTGGCGTAGGCGCCAAAGGTGTTGTCCTTGCGCTGAGCCAAGCCGAGCAGCTTGAGCTGGCGGGTGGCGCCAGTGTTCGCCGTGGCGTTGTCCAGGACCCAGCCGGACAGGTAGCCCGAGTTGGTACCGGCCTTCAGGTCGAAGTTGTTGCCGATGTCCGTCTTGGCGAGGGCCGAGCCGGCGCCGCCTTCTTGGATCTCGAAGAGCACGTTCGGGTCATCGCAGACCATGACGTAGTAGTTCTTCGTCTTCGTGGCCGGGATGACGGTCGTGTTCAGGTTCGTCGGATCGGCCATCGGCCCGCCGTTGCTGATGCCACCAGCAGACACGATGACGCCAGTCACGAGGTTGCCGAAGCCGACAGTGGCCAGGGTGACGTTCGGCACACCGTTGTCATCGCCGCTGCCGCCGAGGGTGACCGGGTCACCGATGGCGAAGGCGTTGCCGTCAGCTGCGAGGATGCAGTAGAGCCGGGCTTGCCCGCTCCACGGGCTGCCGTTGAGGTACTGGGCTGGCGACAGACCAGCGGGTGCGTTCAGATTTGCCATTTAAGGCCTCCGTTTTTGAAACATGGTCGAGGTGCGGTTCCGATCCACGTAGCGCAAGCGGGCGTCCGCTTGGGTTTCCCCGGCCTGCGCGGCGTTGATGGCACCGGAGCGGAGAGTCATCACGAGGTCATCGGACTTCTTCTCCAGCAACTTTTGGTCTTCATCCCACCACTCCTGCTTGATCTTCATCAGGATGAGTCGGACAGACTGGCCTTGCCGGTCGGTGTCTCCGCCGGCGACAATGCTGACTTGACTCCCCATGTCGGTGCTGCCACTCGAGGCGTCGCCATCGGCGAGGCTCGTGTTGGTCACATCGACTTCATCGGCTTCCACAGGGACGTAGCCCGCCTTCTTGGCTTGGTCGAGCCGCTCGGGAGTACCGAGCATCCAGTGGAGGTGGTAGCCGGGGATGTCAGGAACGGCCAACTTCTGGCGCGGCACTGACATGGGGATACGGGTGCGCTGCTCCGCGCCCTTGAGGGGGAGGGAGGAAGGATTGACTTGACCTGCAATGATGCTCATGATTACTCTCCTGCGAAGTAGAGCTTCGCGTAGTAGGAACGCCAGTCTGACTCAGTTTTGAAGCCCGGTTTGCCGATGAACTTCGCGCCTTGCTTGTCGCAAGCAGCCTTCGCTTCGGGCGGGAGGCCGGAATAACCCTTCCCACCCGCGCCAGTGCCGCTGCCGGAGCTGCCTGAGTTGCGCGCACCCTCCACCTTGTCGGCGGGGGGCTTGCGGTCACCCAAGGTCACCTCGACTTCGCGCGCCACCTTCTCATAAAAGGCGGTGCCGACGAGGCCGGCGTTTGCGGGGTCGCCGCGGAGTTCCTGGGCGATGCCCATTGCGAGCGAGGTGCGACGACGATCCGACCCGAACCACGAGTTTTCCGGGCGAGCGGCCCACGAGGTGAAGGCAGGGTCGATGGCAGGGGCTTCGGGCGCGGCAGGCTTGGCCTTGTCGACCTTCTCCGCCGCACGGATGTCGGTGAGCTGGTCGGTGAGGGCCATCTCAGCATCCACATCGCCGGCTTCCTTGGCTTGCTTGAGCTGCGCGATGACGGAGGCCTTGGCGGCTGCGACGCGTTCGCGGGTGATCTCCTCACTCGTCTCACGCAGTTGCGCAATCGCCTGGGTGGCCTCGGTCAGGGTCGCCTTGAGGGAAGTGACTTCCCCCATGAGGCGAGCGTTGTTGGCCTTGAGAATCGGCATGACCTCGTGGCCGCGCTTGACGAAGGAGTCGGCGTCGACCCAGCGAGACTGGTCGCCACGGAACTCCTCTTGCGGAACCCAGCCAAGTTGGCGGGCTTCGGCAACGACTTCGGGACTGGACTCAACGTGCTGGCTGTCAGGCATGTTCCTTCTCCTTCGTGATCTGCGCAAAGATGTCGCGGTCGTTCACCATCAGATAGCGCTTGCCATCCGCCGGGCCGACTGCGATGTAGCCAGCCATGCGGCTGACGAGAACCTTGTCGCCGGGGGCGCAGCGAGCGGGCTCGTCTGGGTAGCAGTGCTGCCCCAGCTCGATCACCACAGCGCGTTGCTCCAGCATCACGGTTCGATCCTTGACGTTTTCGGGAATCACGATCAGGCCCGTCTTCCGTTCCGGCTCGTAGTGCTCCAGAAGGACGGCGCGGCCGAGAGGTTTCAGCCCACTTTCATTGACTTGCATTTTCTAGCTCCGATTGCAGTTGCTCAAAATCGAGTCCGAGGACCCGCTCACACAGTTCGACGTGCCCGATTGCTTTCGCGTTCAAGATCGCCGTTCCGAATTGACTCATGTCGGTGAAGGCTCCAGCTGCCCACTGGTCTTTCGTTTCAGCCACCCAGACCCGGAGGACCTGCTTGAGGGCCTGCGTTGCCGGATGGAGCTGCCACTCCAGGAACTGCTCCTCCACCAGAAGAGGGTTGCTCATTGCCTTGCTCCATTGACTTCATCATGACTTCGATGCGACCCCGCAGGGACTCATCGTGCGCTTTCAGGGCACCGACTGCAGCCTCGTAGGCGGCGATCTGTTGCCCCGCCCCGATACCCTGAGCTTCGGCCATTTCCTTTTGTGACCGGGCTTCGAGTTCGAGGATTTTCGCGGTGTTGAGCCGCTGTTCTTCCATCATCGAGATGAGGAATTCTGTTTGGCGTTGCTTCAGCTCCATCTGCTTGGCCTGGAGCTTGAGCTGCTCGACTGCCATGCCGGGGGAGGGAAGAGGCGGCACCTTGTCCGGGCCGGGGTAGATGGCCTCGAGGTTCTCCACGCGGAGGGCCTGGAGGTAGTTCCGTTCCACCGCGACGAGGTCGTAGCCAGGAGTAGTCATTGCAGCTTGCTTGAGAGCGATGGCCTGCTGCAGGCGCGCCTGGTCCGAAGTGATGTTCGGGTCGCAGCTCGGGACGACGAGGTTCGGGTCACCAAGGTAGTCCTCCCGCAGCGCCATTGCACCGACTTCGCCAAAGGTCAGGCGGTCGGGCAGGTACACTGCGTTGAGGAGGTACATCTTCTTGAACTCGTCCTTCATCGCACGCCAGACGCGCTTGAAGATGGCCGAGTAGATCTTGGACCCCTGCTCGACCATGTGGTCGACTGTCCCCTTGGCAGTGTTCTGCCCGACATTCTCCCCCACCATCACATCGGTCGAGCCGGAGATGCGCTCGGTGTAGTTGATGAGGAGGTTGAGGAGGCTGTAGAGCACAGCGGAGGGTTCGCGCGCGGGGAGCGGGTAGATGGACTTCCTGAGGTCATCGCCCGTGGAGTCAACTCGCTTCCACTCAAGCGGAGCGAAGGTGTAGGTACCACCGCGCATCTTGGCACCTCGGCCGAGGAAGCCGCCTGCCGTCGTCGCCATCGTCCCGGCGTCGATCAGCTGGTTGACAAGCGTATTGACCGACTCGTTCAGCGGGCCGAGGAGAATCCCGAAGCCGACGTCGTAGATCGAGCCGTCTGGGGCGGGGATGAAGGAGTACTTGGTGAAATACTCCGTCGCGCGGATGGAATAGATGCGGCCAGTGGCGGTCCTCGAGACGTCGAACTCGCGATCCCAGCGGGCGACGATGCGAAGGATGTTCCGCGTGTTCGCCTCAATTGTGATGATGTAGGGCTCAGCATAGCCGTCCTTGTCCAGGTCAACCCAAACGTGCTGCTCGAGGGTGGAGAAGGGAGTCGACTCGTCGGGTTGCGGAGGGTTGACGCCCTGACGCTTGTCTTCCCGCACATCCTGCTCGGAAGCGAGTGGACGCGCAGGGGATTGGAACCAACTCTCGCCCGTGTAGTCGACGAAGACACCGGTCACCATCTTCTCGTACATCTCGTTCCGGTAGAGCGGGATGACGTGCGTCTTCCTCACCGCGTCTTCAACAGACTTGGCGTAGTAGTCGATGACGAAATCCTTCGCCACGACGAGTTCGCTCCGGTTCTTTCCCCCGTTCCGTGAGGAGTGGTAGGTCTTCTTGAATGCGCAGCCGACCACGGGGAGGTTGATCAGGAGCCGATCATGCTGCTCTTCCCACGCCGGGTCTTCCTCGAGCGCTTGGTAGCTCATGTGGCGCCCGATGCGGAGGGCACGTTCGCGCAAGTCTCCCTTCGGATCGGGGCCAGGGACGCGGCACTTCACCAGATCGGGGCCGTTGACCACTGCGGGGTAGGCGCGCGAGTGGAACTGGAGGGTGGCAATAGTGACGAGGGGGAAAGCGACGTTGCTCGCACCAGGCCAGGGGAAGGTCTTGTCCTTCTGCAGCTGGAGAGCCAGGTCCATCGCAGCTTGGGTACGCTGCTCCCAGGCGAAACGGGACTGCAGATCCTTGTCGAAGCCGTCACGGACCCAAGCGCCGAGCCGAGCGAGATCGTCACGCGAGAACTCGCCCGCCAGGTTCGGCGACTTCGTCGTCTTCGCATTGACGGTGATTGCAGTGTCGAGGTTCAGCATGTCGAGTCGCTCCGCTGTGAGGCTGGGATCACGCGGGTTTCTTGCACAAGACAGCGGCGTCGGACGCGACGATCTGGCTGCCGATCCCGAGCGGGCCCCACTTGCTGATCAAGTGCGCTTCATCTCCCGCCACCGTGCAGGTGACCCGGTTGTCCAGCCACTTGATGTTGGCGCACCCGGAGAGGGGAGCACAGCACAGCAGAGCAAAGGAGAGGAGAATTGTGCGGTTCATGTCAGTACCCCGTAACTTTGGATCGGCCCAGCTTGCGCCGGGGGTCTTGTTCAATCATGTCGAGTTCTTCCTCGTCCATCAGGTCTTCTTCCTCGACATTCGCGAGGTCTTCGAACCCGAGGGCAAGGAGGGCAGCGGAGTCGAACTGGTCATCCGCAGCCGCATCGGAATTGCCGGTGAAGCGGAGGTTCTCATCCTCGAACCCTGGGTACCAGTCAGCTTGCTTGTCAAACTTGCACTGGCCGGCCTTCATCCGCCGCTGGTAGGCGCGGGCACGGCTCGCCTTGTCCCGGATGGGCGTCTTCACGACGAAGTTGATGAAGCGGTTGCGCGCCTGCATCTCCTTCTTGAGGGTCGGCCAGAGGGCGTTCCAGATCTGCCCACCTTCAACCCAGAATACGTCAGGGTTCCAGCGGGCTTGGACCGAAAAGATCTCGTCAACAATCTCGAGGGCGTCCCAGCGGCCAACGCGCTGATCGACGAAGTGGAGAGTGTTCGCGAGATCCTTCCCGCCGATGGTCAGGCTTGTGCGGTTTGCCTTGTCCGCCTTGGAGATCGCAAAGTCGGCAGCGGCGCCGAAGATCTTGCTCGCGTCGTGGTCCTCGTCCGTCATGGGGAGGAAGTCGCAACGTCGAAGGTAGGCCTCGGAATTGTCGAGGGGGTTGTTCAGGTACTCCTGGGAGTACCCCGCCGCGTCGCCCTCTTCGACGAAGGAGGCGCGAATCGCGGTGAGACGCTCGATGGCGAATTGCTGGGGCCACAGGATGTTCGCGAAGTCGTCGAACGCCTCATGCGCCTTGAAAAGGGGGGAACTGCTCGGGCCACAAGATCTGGGTGAAGTCGTCAAACCCGGCATGGGCGGAATAGAAGAGGTGCTTCCAGATCTTCGACCGCATGATGCCGGCGAGGAAGGAGTCTTGGTGCAGGATCGTCCCGTGCCAGCGGATACGTGCGCCACGCCTGCCGATGGGGAGGAGGGCGCGCAGGACCCACCGGGAGAACTTGTCGCGCTGGTCCTTCGATTCGACCTGCTCGTCCTCTTCCATGTCGTCGCACAGGATAAGGCCAGGGCGGCGTCCGTTCCACTTCATGCCCCGGAGTTTCTGCCCGGCGGAGGCTGCCACGATGCGGAACTCATACCCATCACCGCACTTCACGACGATTTCACCCTTCGAGTCGACGGGGAAGCCGGTGATGCCGAACTCTTCCCGGATGTCTTCCGAGTCATGGAGGAGCTTCGAGATGTCGCCAAGGTGGGCGAGGGCCAGCTTCTCCGTCGCGGAGACGACGAGGATGTGGGACTCGAAGCGGAACAGGGCCGCGGCAATCGCGAAGTCGTGGGTGAAGGCGGTTGACTTGGCGTGCTCGCGCGGGGCTGCAATGGCGCAGAGGCGGTCATCGGAGCAGTACAGCCGCCAGCCTTCACGGTGGAAGGGAGGAGTCGGCTGCGGGTTGTCGTACATGGGGGAGAGGAAAGTCCCCGCAAAAGCCTCAATGAGGTCTGCGTTGAAGGGGATTTTCGACTCGGAGGTCATGGCTTAACGCGAGTTAGGCAAGCCCGGGCGGGTCAGACGGTGCCGGCGCGGTCTGCCGCTCGATTTCAGCCATCGTCGCAAGCACTTCGGCCACGGCCTTGGCGTAGTTCACGCCGCCGGTCGTGGAGGTGCGGTCGTCAATGCGCCGGATGGCTGCGTCCAGGATCATCGCGGTGCGGCCGGTGCCTGCCGATGCGTCAGCTATCCGGCGGTTGTTCTCCGACTGCAGCTCAAGAGCCACGACTTCGCGCGTGCGCAGCCGCACCCGTTCGGCACGCTCGTTTTCTTCGGCCCGGCGCGCAGCCATCAAGGCGTTGTGCGCTTCGATTTCGCGCTCTGCAGCGGCCTCCAAAAGCTCAAGGCGGCGGGCTTCCCTTTCGTCGGGGGTCATGCTCATGGCGCTTCTCCAATCAATGCGTCCACCTCTTCGGCAGAAAGGTTCAAGTGCCGCGTCAGAAGCCCGCGCGGCCCGTACAGGCTCGCGCTGAAGGTCAGCCCATCGGCGCTGCGCTGCAGGCCCACATCCACACCGTCAGCCCGGCGCACGGTGGCGGCCTGGTGGAATGCGCAGCAGTCGGCCGCGACAAACTCAAGGTCGGCCAGCTTCACACGCGCACCTCGCGGCAATAGGGCGACAGAAGCCGCAGCGTTTGAATGCCCGATGTGGTGGACGGCGACAGGCCCAGGCGGTAGCCAAAGACCGGCGCATCAAAGTTCGCATGCAGCTTGCTGCTGTCGCGGGCTGCGGTCACGCCAGCGGCGAAGAGCGTGGCCAGCGGCGTTCCGGCGCTGTTCAGAATCTCAAGCCGGCCAGAGTCTTCGGTCGCCACCACGGCCGGAGATTCGATGACGACGCGATTGTTTTCGACCCGCGCGACGTTCTTGTACTGCCCCAGAGGCGCATAGGTCGCATCCGCGTCAATGGCTGAATTGATGGCCGCCGCGATGGCCCGAGCGGTCGTGAGGCCGGTCAAGACAATGGGCGCGCTGGCCGTCAGGTTGTCGATCTTGACGGTGATGGAGTCGCCAGCAGTGAATGCAAACGGCCCCGCCTTGGTGATGATCTGCGCCGGCTGCGGGCCCTTGCGTGCGGGTACGCTGAAGCGGAATTGCGCGTCGTGGATCAAGCCGCCGTAATAGGCTTCGCTGCTGATGTTGCCCTGGGCAATGGGGAACTCTGTGCCCATCGTGTTGTCGATGGGGTACAGAATCCAGCGCACCGCATTTGACGCGCCCCAATTCAGCAGGTCCAGCATGGCGCCGATGTGGTATGTCTTGCCGGGCTCAAGGAAGAGGTTCCACGCCAGCGGAATCTTGGCTGACCCGAGCGCGCCCACGGTGGTGATGGTCACGCCACGGTCGGCGTCCACAGTCACTGCGGAATAGTCGGCGGCTGATGTGGTCAGGAAAACGCCAGGGCATGCAATGCCGCCCATTCCCTGCGCTGAAGTGGTGATGCCCTTCAGATCGTCGCTGCGCCCGTTGCGGAATTTCGGATTGAAGATCAGATTGCTCGGACCGCGCCGCGTGGTGCGCGTGCGCTCTGCCACCGTCATGGGCAGGATGTCGATAAGACCGGCATCACGGGCCGCTGCAGCGTATTGCAGCTCGCGCCAGAAAGGGCCTTCGTCTTGGTCGGCCGAATTGGTGTAGGTGGCTGTCGCGTGTTGATTGAGTCCCGTGTAGGGGCTCGGGTCGCCCGGCGTCGGCGTGCAAAGGTGATTCAGCCAATTGACGTGCCAACCGTCGCTGTCGCTGAGCGCGTCCACCACCGCCTTCACATCGGCTTCGCTGTAGGGCGTCACGGGCGAAGACGACACAATGCTGATGAAGTATCCGGTGAACTTGGTGGGCAGATTGGCCGGCATCGCGTGCGGGCTCAGGTGCGCCATCAGGTCAGACGGCAGGCCGCGCCCACCGCGCCAGGAGACGTGCTCATCAAGCACAGGGCCCACCATCCACGGGGCCAGCCGGCCGCCAGGCTGCGCAAACGATTCGACGTTCAGGCCGTAGTCGTCCGAGAAGCGCTCCTTCGCCGCCAGGATGGCCCGGCGCACCGCGTAGACATGCCCCAGGCCCTGGGTCAACATGACGCCAAAGCCGTTGACGGATCGGCAATTCTCGACGCGGCTCAGGGTCAGGCCGTTTTCATCACCGAAGCAGTAGGTCTCGCGGAACTTCTGGCCGGGATTGAGCACAGTGCTGCCGGCGATGGTCTGGGCGTTGTAGCCGTTGTCCATGACCAGCGCGGTCAAGCCGGACACGTTCAGAGCGTTGATGGCTGCGGCGATAGTCAGCAGCGTGGCGTTCGTCGTGGTGGCGATGATCCGCGCACCGTCCAGGTAGACGCTGATGAAGTTCGAGCCCGAGTTGCACGAGATTGAGACGTTGCGATAGCCCGTGCCGTTGTAGCGGATCAGGATGCCGGCCGCGATGGCGAAGCGCTGATTGCTGTTCGTCGGGTCGCCCGCGCCGATTGTCGCCACGCTGCGGGCTGCGTTCAGCGGCACCAGGGACGCGCTGGGCTCTGTGCCCAGCAGCTCGGTTGCCAGGATGCAGTTCCATCCGGCCAGCGCGTTGATCGCGGCAGCCAGTGTCGTGAGTGTGGTGTATGTCGAAAAGAGAAACGCCGTCGCGCCAGTCGTGGCCGTATTCGTGGTCAGTTGCGTGCTGCTGATGTTGACCGTGGGCGTGGCTTCTGCGCCCGTGTAGTACACGCGAATGCCGGTGTTGAACAGCTCCCAGGCGGTGGTGTGTCGCGCGCCGTGGCTGACGAATTCGACGCCGCGAGTTTGCAGGGCCTGGGCCTGCTGCGTGGTCATCATCTCGAAGCGGCCGACGGTCAGGCCCGCGCCGCTGGTGGCATCCGTCGATTCGTCGGCGCAAGTGGCGATGTAGGGCGTGATGCCCAAGTCCTCGTACATCTGCGCCATGCCGTCCGTGCCGTCATTGCCCCACCACTGCGCGTAGGGGTGGTCGCCGCCGATGACCAACAAACTGTTGTTGGCGCGACGGCCGTCAAGGACGCTGGACACCGCCGCAACCTGCGAGGTGGAGAGCTCCGTCCATGGGACTGGAGTGTCAACGACAAGCGCGCCAGTACCGACTGTTGCCGTTGCCCTTACCCACAGCGAGGTCGGGGGGACGCCGCCCGAGAAGGTACTTGTGTACGGCACTTCAGCTGCGTTCGTGTAGTTCACACCATCGGGCGAGAACTGCACTGTGATGCCACCACCGACTCCAGGCGTCGCTGTGAAGCTCGACGTATCGTCGCAGGCGATCGGGGTGCTCCAAACCTTGACAAGGATCGAGTCGTCCGTTACGCGAAGAATGCTTCCGGCAGGGGTCGTCGGCGTAACATCGTAACTTGAGACGACAATAGAGGTTTGGGTCATAGCCCCTCCTTACTTCTTCGCCAGACTCGTCGGCTGCGTGCTCGGCATGGCGAGCTGCTTCCTTTGCGGGACAGGGGTAGCGGGAGTCGGAGGGCGTTGGGCCGTTGCGGGCGCTTTGACAGTTTTCATGCGTTCACCTTCGAGTTCATGGAGATGACTGTTTTCGGCGGCGGAGAAGCCGGGCGGGCGCAAATGGTGGCAGCGAGGCGCTTGCACATCTCATCCACGATGAACTTGGGCCGCTGCTCTTGGAGAGCCTCGGCGAAGTTCTTGAGGTCGTATTCGAGCTTGTCTTGCATGGCGGCCTCGTCAGTTCAGTTGCCGCGCGGTGACATCCACCACGTCGGAGCCGCCACCACGGAGTGCGATCAGCCGGTGGGCCAGGCTCGCCAGCCGGTCTTCGCTCGTGATGACCACCTGCTGCTGGGCGTGCCCGCCAATTCCGAGGCTCTTCGCCCCGAGTTCGAGGGTCTTGAGGACCAGATTGTCCGGCACGTCGGCTGCGGGGCGGGCGAGCTTGGCCTGCAGGATGCGGAGGCTCTGGGTCGTGAGGGCCTCGAACCGTTCGCGGAGGGATGCCCGAAGCTCGGGGTCCACCACTTCCGCACGCCTCGCCTCGAGCTGCGCCTTGAACGCGTCGCTCGTGAAGACAATTGAAACCCACGCAGGCGAATAGCCAAACAGGGCTGCGATCTCATTCTGCGAGATGGCTGGGTTCTGGATCACCAGGTCGATCATCCCGTCGTGGGTGTAGCGAATCTTCGGAGGCTTCGCCCCGACTCGCTTCCCCAGCTGCACCTGTTCCGCGCCTTCAATCCCCATCTGCTCAAGCATGGCGTCGGCTGAAAGGTAGGTCGCTTGCGCTGACTGACTCATCTCCTATCCTTCCTTCAGGTCTGGTGGAGGGCGGGTGTGCGCCCCAACTCGATGCCCGACTATACCACAGCGGGGCGGGGCTGGTCAAGGGGGTGGGCGGAACGTGGGTTTCTCACGGGGGTAATTGGTGGGTTATACCGGGGTGATACCAAAACTGTAGCCATTTTAAGCTGGGGTCATATATATAAAATGACAGAGCGCGCTTTGCCCCCCACCCCCTCTCTCATGCCGGCCGATTCAAGGCCCCCCTCACGCGCGTGCGCCTGCGTGTGTGCGTGCGTGTGCGCGGTCAGATAGCGCGCGCGTCTAGAGTAGGCGGGGTGTGTGGGCGTGCGGGCGGGCGGGCGCGCGAGCGCGTGTGCGCGCGTATAGGGGCCTGGGTGTAAAGGAATCCGACACTGTCGGGCGGGTTTACACGAGCTAACTCGTTGATTTCATTGAAGAATGGGTCTGGCGGGTGTCGGTGTGGTTTACAATCAGGCCGCCGGGCCGCCGGGTCAAAACGCTAACCCATTGATTTCATTGAAGAATCAGGATGTGGCACACGGGATGCTAATAAGGAGGCATGGCAGCATCATCGCATCAAGAGGGCTAGGTAGATTAGGGTTTCCCCTAATGTGCAATCCACGAAACGCGACGATACTACATGCATGCCACGGGGACAGCCCCGATGATCCAGGCCGGCAACTGGATAGCTCCCGCGAATGGGTGAGGGCGAACACTCTTTAATAATTCAGGCGAACCATACCGAGTAGATTGTCCCCCTAGGCGCCGCGGGCCGGGGCCTTGGAGGGCAATCTCGCCCGGTATGGAGGTTATATGACAGAAGCGAAAGTCAAGAGCAATTCCGTGATGACTGTCAAGCAGATGGATGGGAAGCTCGTCTTCACATTCCTCGGCGCGGGCGAATTCACGTTCGACCCGGACAAGGCCAGTGCGGAAAACCGGGCTCGTGCGATGATGCACGGGTTCAAGCAGCGCATCGCCGACGGTGCCGCCCTCTCGAGGGACACTGAAACGGGCAAGGCTGCGACGCCTGAGGAGAAGATGGCGGAGGCCCAAAAGATCGCCGATCACTACATGACGGGCAGCACGGACTGGGCCCTGAAGGTGGCGGAACGGCAAGAGGGGGATGGGACTTGGCTCGCCAAGGCCTTGGTCGCCCTCGGCAAGGCCGCGACGGTGGAAGAGGCTGCGGGCAAGGTGCTCAAGCTGGCCGAGGCGAAGTTCGGCGGGGAAATCGGCAAGGCCCGCAAGGCCCTGCAGGCCGACCCGAAGGTGGCCAAGGCCATCTTGGACTGCAAGGCGGCGGCGATCAAGCCCGATTCGAGCGCGGATTCGATGCTGGATGAGATCTAGGCCAGGCTGGGCGCGGGCCCAAGGGGGACAATCTACTCGGTAGGGCGACAACAACAACACCATCATTTGCGGTGTTTTACGGGCCGATCGCACGGGCTGGGGGGTACATACCCAAAGCCCGTTTGCGGCCCGTTTTCGGCCCATTCCGGCCCGGCGCGGGGCATTCCTGTCGGGGCTGGGTGGGCTGTGGCGTGTCGGTGCGGGTGAGACGACAACAACAGCAACAACACCACAACATCACAACGGGGGGTGACCCTTTTTAAAGGTTAAGGCGCAATTTCGC